CTCTTTAAAAAAGCCGTAGATCTTGATAAGACTCCCCTATAACTTTGAGCCTAGAGACTATCAGATACCAATCCTTAGTGCACTGGACGGGGGTTTTAAGCGTGTTTTGTGGTGCGTACATAGGCGTGCTGGCAAAGACCTCACTGTATGGAATTGGGTAATCAAGGCCCTAGCTACTCGTAAGGGCATATGTTACTACATCTTTCCCACATACTCACAGGCTAAAAAGGTTATATGGAACTCTCAGACTAAGGACGGCAAGAGTTTCTTAAGCTTTATACCTAAAGAACTTATAGCTAAAAAATCCGAGCAAGATTTGTCAATATTCTTTAAAAACGGCTCGTTTTTACAGCTTGTTGGCTCTGATAACACTGACAGAATCATGGGTACAGCCCCTTCTATATGCGTTTTTTCAGAGGCTGCACTGCAACAATCTACCGCTTGGAATCTTGTAAGACCGATTTTAACAGAAAATGATGGTGTAGCTATCTTTATAAGCACTCCTAGGGGCAAAAACTGGTTTTATGACCTGTACAATATGGCTAAAACTAACCCCTTATGGTACTGTGAGAGGCTTTCTATTGAAGACACAAAGGCTATAAGCAAAGAGGTAGTCGAGGAAGAACTTAAGGCTGGTATGTCCGAGGAGCTAGTCAGACAAGAGTTTTATGTGGATTTTACGGGCTTAGTTGGCTCGTACTACATAACCCTAATAGATAAGATGCGTTTAGAAAGCCGTATCGGATATGTTGCTTGTGACCCATCGGCAAGAGTACATACGGCTTGGGATCTAGGCATTGGAGACGCAACGGCTATAATCTTCTTCCAAGTCATTGGTAACGAGGTACATGTGATCGACTCTTACGAGGCTTGCGGTGAGTCTTTGGCTCACTATGCTAATGTTTTAGACAAGAGAGGTTATCTATATGGTATTCACTATGCCCCGCATGATATTGAAAATCGTGAGTTGGCTACAGGCCTAAGCCGTAAAGATGTAGCACGTAATCTAGGTGTAAAGTTTGTCACCCTTCCAACGCTCAAGGTCAAGTTTGAAGACGGTATAGAGATAACAAGAGGACTTTGCCCCCGTGTATGGATTGATGAGACTAAGTGCTTGAGACTACTAAAAGCACTTGAGAACTATCGTAAGGAGTACGACGACAAGCATGAGACATACAAAGACAAGCCTGTCCATGACCAATTCTCTCACTATGCCGATGCTTACCGCTATATGTCTATAGCTGTTAAGCTTTTAGGTCGTGGAGAAATGGGAGAAGCTTTTGAAAAGCACAAGAATATTGTAGACAACCGTCGCTTCAGGATATAGGATATAAACTAATTATTTTAATAGGTCGTAAGATGCTAAACGAAAGCGATATAGTAAGCGAGTTTAAGGACAACTACCGATACGCACATGATTATTGGCAACCTTTTGTTGAGCTCGCAAATGTTGCTACAATGGCATCAAGTGGGGCAACATGGACAGACGCAGAACGCAAACAGCTAGCGAAAGAGGGCAGAGACCCTATTGAGTACAACATAATGAGACGCCCTCTGCAATTCTTTTCTGGATATCTAAGAGATAACCTTAACTCAATCGTTGTCGCCCCCGTCGAGGGTTCTGACCAAGCTACCGCAGATCAATTTACCAAGCTCATGTACAATATATGGGATAAGGAAAATGGCTGTGCGAAGTTTCTGGACGCCTGCGACGAAGGCTTTAAAAGTGGTATGGCTTTAACGGGCGTTGAGATGGACTATAGCAAGGACTTTATCAACGGCAATCTATCTTTCTATTATCGCACATACAATAGCTTTTTTCTTGACCCTACATTTTCGGATATAAGCCTTAAAGACTGTGCTTTTGCGATTACGAGAGACTTAGTTGACAGGGGACGAGCCAAGCAATTATTACCTTTCGTTGACGGCAAACTTATCGATGATATCCCTAATGGCTTCAGAGACGATAAATTCCTAAGCTTCCACCCAAACTTTACTACTATCAGCCGTAACCGCCGTTTAGTTGCATACGATCAATACTACAGACGGATAACCAAAAAACGCACGTTTTTAGTTGATGATAAGACAGGATATTTCAAAGACATAACCGACCTAGACAAAGAGGACAAAGACAAGCTTAAGTTTGGCCTTAAGCGTATTAAGGACATGCACGCTGAAGCCAATGCTTTGGGGCAAGATACTAAAGACTTGCCAAACATCATTCGGATAGAGACAGTAGACAGGGGGTTTGTTGAACTCAACATACTCCTTAACGGACAACTCGTATATACGGGAGAGGACAAAACTGGAATCGTTGAGACTTTCCCCTTTGTACCTATCATATGTTACCTTGAGCCTTCTATATGGCAAGCTACGCAGAGGGTCCAGGGTATAAGCCAAACAATCTATAGTGTTCAGCGTCAATTCAGTAAAAGGCACATGAAAATAACTGACATGATGGACACGACAATATCCACTGGATACAAGTATCTTATAGGCTCAGTGCCTGACCCTTCCGAACTACAGCAATCAGGACAAAACCGAATAATCGGAATTGACCCAGACCCAGCAAAAGCTCCTCAAGGCTTGGACTCAGTGCAAGAACTCAGGGGGGGAGACGTTAACGCATCTCTTATCGAATATCAAAAGATACTTGATGACTTAGTTTTAACCTTGGCAAATATTAACGAAAGTGTTTTAGGCGTTGACGAGGGGGGCAATACTCAAGTATCTGGACGACTTGCACAAGTCAGGATTGCACAAGGATTACGAACTAACAGAAAGATCATGGACAACGTAGAATTAAGCCAAAAGATCTTAGGTGAGTTGATAGTAAAAGCAATTCAATCAAATTACACACCTGAAAAAGTTGAAAGGATAATAGGCGAAAGGCCGACCGATCAATTCTACGAAAACGAATTTGAGCAATATGACGCAGTAGTAAAACAAGGAATAAGAAGTCAATCACAGCGTGACGCTTACTATTACGAACTAGTAACGCTTAAGAGAGAGCAAATAGTTGATGTGCCACAGTCCGAAATTATTAGAGCGATGGAAATGGCAGGATTAAGCGATTTACAGAAAGCTATTGAAGAACAAGAGCAACAGCAACAGCAACAACTTGCAGAAACAACAGCGAAAGAAAACGCCTTGATAGAAGCTACAGCAGAGGAAAAACTAGCCTTAGCACATGAGAGAGACACTAGGGCAGAAGCCAACTTAGGACTTGAAAGAGAAAGAGAATCGGAAAGCGTACAGAATATCGCTTTGGCTGAACTTGACAAAGCACGAGCTATAGTAGAGATATCTAAACTCAAAGATGACAGGATAATCCAAGCCTTAGAGATGATAAATCAAATACACATGCAAGAGATGGCTGAGAAACAGAGAGTAGAAGACATAAATAATATGGAAACTGAGAACTCTAAGACAGAAGCTAAAAAGAGAGATGTCCAAACAAGCAATGATGCAACAAGCCAAGGAGGCAACGCATGAAAACATCAATGACAAGTCCAGTAGGGATGTACAGTCATAAGTCAAATCCTTTAAAACAAGCAAAAAAGGTAGAACCTAAATGCAGTGGTTCTAACAAAGATGCAGTAAAAGCCAATAGTCTTTTACAGCAAGCACAGTCAAAAGTTGACAGTCTTAGAGGAAAAAGTGGAATGTAGAGGCTAGTTTTATGGCGATGTCTGAATGCCCAACAACTGGGCTTATTTTACCTACAAGATTCATTGATGAGAAAGTTTCTTTAAAGAAAGTCATTGATGAATGGGTAGACAAGGCGGTGTTGTCGCATCAACATTTAAAAGAGAACTACTTTCTAACATTTCACGCAAAGTTTAACAAATTTAACGATCAGGAGTTTCAAGTTGACGCTCCTAAGATAACGTATAAATTACCGCCCTTTCTGAGTAACTCTATAGTTTTTTGGGTTAGTAATAAAAGGGGAATATGTGAACTTCTATGGGTAGTGCCAGCCAAGAAGCAAGGGCAAAAACTCAGTGTAGAGTTTAACAAAAAAGGTGTCGCCTACCTACAAGCAAAGGGTGCAATGCCATCGTGATAGGCTATATCCCGTTTAAAACGGGTGAAAAAAATGAATGAAAACACAGATACCGTTGCTGTTCAGGACGTTATAGAGGACAACACTCCATC